TCAATAATCCTGCTATATCTCTTCTAGCCATTTTTATTTATCCTTAGTTAATAACTGCATCTAGAATGCTACCAGTAATGCTACCTTCTTGTTTCGCAAGGACATCAAACATACCCTTTGCAATAGCTTGCTCCATCATTGCGGCTACTTGCTCTGCCTGTATCTTGCTTTGTAGACCAACTTGACCTAACTGACCTTCGAACTCTGCACCTGCTGTTTGTCCTGTTAGGGCTAACTTGCCGCCTTCTAAGCCATAACCTAAAGCCGCTAGTGATTGTTGTTCTGGAGTATAACCTATACCCATTAAGCCTGTAGCCATAGCTAAGTCTTGTTGTTGTGGTAAGAAACTTGCTCCTTGTAGGGCTTGTGCTCTTCCTAAGTCTGCTTGTTCCTGAGTCATACCCGCACCAAATCGTGCCTGTGCTCTAGCTAATTCCATTTGCTGTGGAGTATAACCTGCTCCTAGTAATCCAGAGGCTTCAGCTAATTCCTGCGCTCGCATACCTGACGCTTGACCTAAGAAACCTAGACCCTGACCGTAGGCTTGTTGTTGTTCCTGCATAGCCTGTGACCTAGCCCCTAAGTTTGCTCTAGCCATTGCCTCTTGTCTAGCAGTCTCTTGCGCTAGTAACTCTGGAGAAGAACCACCATATGCCGCTGACCTAATACCACCGCGACCTTGAGCCAACATACGCTCTTCTAAGGCTAAAGACTGACGTTCTTCTTCAGGACGTTGGGCGGCTCTCATCTGATTATAAATCTCAGCCTGTGCTACACTAGGGTCTACACCTGCTCTACTAAAGGCAGTATCAGCACGAGATAACAATGCTTGCTGTCTAGGGTCAGTACCTATGTTTGCAAAACCACGACTAGCTTGAGCAAGCAACGCCTGTTGCATAGGGTCTTGACCGATACCCTGATAATCTGCAACGCCTAAACCCGTTAATGCGCTTGGTCCTAATCCTTGATATGCTTGTAGAGCCTGACTAGCCAACATTGTAGACATAGGGTCTTGACCAATAGCAGACAGGTAATTCTGTGCTCCTGTTAGTCCTCCCGTCTGTAAAGCCTGAGCTTGAGGACTGAGAGAAGTAGTAAAACCGCCTTCATCCGTTGCTTTAGTAGTCCCTGTGCCAGTAGTTACAGTAAACGGTTGAAACTCCGTATCTGATGCTAGCTGAGAACCTAAAAGTTCTGCATCTGTTTGTGCTGTTGTCCCCATGCTTCTTACATCTGCAATAGAGCTATCAAAAGCTTTACTAACTCCATAAGCCGCCGCCGCGTTTACTCCTGCATCGAGGAGACCGCCAAGACCTCCTAAAGCTGATGTCGCTGCATTTTTTGTTGCGTCACTCATTATACATTCTCCAGTTCTGCTACACGACTACGTAGCGATTGCACTTCTTTAATTAGCATAGGTACTAACTTACTGTAGTCAACACCCATCATGTCTTCTTCATCTACAGGTTGATGTACTGCCTCAGGTGCAACTTCAACTAACTCTTGTGCAATAACACCATAGTCTTGATGTGTACCATCAGCCTTCCAGTCGTACTGTCTAATCTGTATAGCATCAACCTTGCTACCTGCATCAGCAGAGTCTGTGATGTTTTCCTTAAGGCGTTCATCAGAGCTAGTGTTATATGAAACACCTGTAGTGTTCGTTTTAGTAATTGTGCCTATTACAGTATCGTTATGCTTAAACGCGGCAAAGTAATTCCCGTGTCCGACTGATGAGGCATGGGCTATGTTCATATAATTTACACTTCCCGCCCTAAAGCTAAACCCACCGCCAGTTGCACCAGTAGAAGTAGTATCCACCAATAGGTTGCCTGATGAGTCGATACGCATACGCTCTGTAGGAGATGTTCCTGTAATAAACCGAACGCTCGCGTTTGCATTCGTTCTAGGAGCAATCAACAAATCCCCAGCTGTGCCCATCCCACTATCTGCTGTGGCTACATAGCCACGTGCCTGTGCTGAAGGTATTGCTGAAAGTGGAACGCCTTTTATTTCGAAACCTAAGTTACTAGCTCCTGCCCCACCACCTACAGCCAAGTCACCGCCAGTTATTTCAGTTTTAACATAAGGACTACTAGTACCTATACCAACTCTGCCTGATGAGTCTATGCGCATACGTTCTGTTGCGTTGCTTCCATTGTTGTCGTAATTAAAAGTTAAGTGTCCTTCGTCAAGTGAAATATCATAATGTAAATTTAAACTGTCAGATGCACCTGACTCCGCAAGCCTCAACGTTGCGTGTGAATCTGAACCCGAAGTAGAAGTATCTCTAATAGTTAAAATTGGGTCTGCACCAACTACATCAAGAATTGAGTCAGGACTAGTAGTACCTATACCTACGTTGCCGTTTGCGGCAATACGCATACGTTCTGTGTTGTTAGTACCGAAAAGCATAGAGCCGTTTGCTTGGTTGTACAGATATGTCGTGCTAAAACCCTGAGCAAGCGTTGACGTGGTTGAACCATCAGTCATAGCAATACCAGAGTAATCGTTGCCGCTATCGACTGTTAAGCCAACATTTGTAGAAGCAAACTGACCTACTGTTGTAGTACCTATACCTACGTTGCCTGATGAGTCGATAACCATACGATTACTAGCATTAGTATCATCATAAATAAGGAAAGAACCGTTGCTGTTAATAATTGAATAGTCTGAGTTGTGGTCAGTATCTGTAAGGTACAAGCGAGGGTAAGTAGATTCAATGCGAATATCCCCATCTTGAACGTGTAGCTTTCTCTGTGGGTTATTGGTACCTATACCTACATTGCCTAGTGAGTCAATGCGCATACGTTCTGTAGAGTTTGTACCTAACGCTAATGTATTACTAGCAGGTCTAAACATAAACGCACCTGCTGAAGGAGTTCCGCTTGAGTTAGCTGTAATCAAATAAGCATCTCTTGAGGCAATCGTACCATCTACATCTAACGCATAATCAGGACTATCAGTACCTATACCTACTTTATTTTCAGACACATCAACAAACAATGTATTAGTATCTACAGCTAAGTCGCCCGTGATTGTAGCCGTAGAGTTTACGGTAACTGCGGCATCAAAGGTAACTGCACCAGTAAACGTGGGTGAAACTATATTAGCCTTAGTGGCTACTGCTGTCTGTATATTTGTAAATTCAGTTGTAAACTCAGAGCCTTTAATTACCTTACCCGCGTTACCTGAAGGAAGACTATCTTTTGCTCCGAAGTTAGTTGTTATCGTATAGTTACTCATTTAAATTAATCTCCCTAGTAGAGCGTGTACATCTATTTGTTGTATTGAATAAGGTGCGCCATCAATAGTAGATTCGATACCTATGGTTACTACAGTCCCACTACCGCTTGTGTTAATCTTAGGACGTTGTATGTCTATGCCTATTGTGTATTTACCTATGCTAAACTCAGCTATATTAAACTCAGATATAATTGTGTTAGTTAAGTCAGTACTAAAGGCTTTCTTAGTAAACCCACCATCATAGTCATAACCCCACGCTAGTGTAGTTTTAGAAGCTACGTTACCAATAACTGTAATGTTAAACTTCTTAAGAAACTTAAGGTTAGTAGAGTTACCGAAATTTAGTGGGTTACTGTAGTACGACATCAAATAAGAAGAGCCATTGTCCTGATAGCCTTCATACTTAAATATACCATCTTCCCTACCAAAGTAAACACTACCGTCCTGTAGTAACGCTAGGCTACGCGGGTTAACACTTGCCCATGTAGTTACTCTGTTAGCTCCATCAGGTAAAGTAGTGCGCATATCAAAGCAGTATACAGTCTGACTGTCCTGTAGAGACAACAAGTAGAATGCTTCATCTGCGCTATAGATAGACTTAATAGGGTTAAGCTGTGACCTAACTAACGCAGTTAACTCAGTACGTACATTGTTACTAATGTCACGCATAGGCATTGACTTTTCTTGTATAGTCCTACCGAAGCTACGTACACCATCTTCAGATAAGAATATAATGTCAGTACCTGTGTGCTGTACGGAGTCTCTAGCAATACAACCCACGCCTTCTACAGTGTCATGTAGTACCATACTAGCAGGACTACTAGCACCTGAGTAAACAATAATTGAACGCTTACAGAATATAACTAAAAAGTTATTAAATACAGATAAGGCGACAACTTCATCGTCACCGCTAGGGAATACATTAGTAAGGTCTAATGAACCTGATGTGCCACCGTGCCAGTTGATACCAATAAGAGTGTCTGACCAATATACAGTATGTTTATTACCTGATACATCAGCCGCCCATAGTTTACCAAAGCCACCTATAACTTCGTTAGCTTCAGGAGCATAGTGTGAGCCATCTACTACTTCTACAAGAGTAGTACTTCCTGCTGTACTTTTTAATGCCTTATGACCACGTTGGAAGAAATAAACGTCATTGTTAAATGTAATTATCTTCCAGTTGTTAGCTGTTATTGTATAGCCTACAGGAAGCGTTACAGGTGTTAAGGTTGTAGTGCCTGTGAATATTTTATTGTTACCCGCAGAGAATACTGTTTTAGTCCCATCACGTTTAACGTACTCGTGTACAGCTTCTACGCCTCTACTAGTGCCTAACTGCGTAGCTGTACTAGAATCAGTAGATACTTCCGTATAGCCCTTACGTGCCCCTATACGTCCATATTCATCAATAATACAGTTACTAGCGGTAGCCGCAAAGGACTGGTCAATAGATACAGGTGAATCCTGACTGTTAATGCCCGCAAATCCTGGGGCTTGTACTGTAATGTTCTGTAGTTGTTGTGCCATTAGCAAGGTGTCCATACAGTTTCAGAAGGGAATCTAGCGGCATCAAACGCTACTGCATCTGCTAACGTAGTGTCCGCTAAAGCAAATAGTTCCTGTGCTGAAGTACCGCCTGTCTCTCCACGTTCACGAGAAGATAAAGCCACTGCGTACTGCACTACTGCTAATGAAGGCACAACTAGTTTATCTGCGTCAAGAGTAAACGGGTCTCCTCTATCAACAATGTTAAATCGTAATGTATATGCTTTGTCAGGCTTAGGGTATAAGTCAACTAAGGCATTACCGTTAGCGTCCACACCATTCCAAGAGTAGTACTCAGGTGAGCCTTTAGTAGGCTCTTGGACTAGGTATGCGTTGTTCATCCAAGAAGAACTAGCAGGACGCATAAAGAAGTTTGACGTATCGTTAATAACGTCCAGTATCTTAAAGGAGTTGTTAGTGCCTGTCATACTGTAGCTAAACAGGTTGTCTTCTGTAGTTACTGTGATTGTACTTCTAAGTGCTGACCAATCCCAAGCATCCTCTACAATACGTCTAGCATCGTTGACAAACTCACCCACTAGTTTCACATAACTATCCGTTGAGTTTTCAATACTAGTAGTTTCGTTTTCACGCATCCTACGTAGTACACTGTTTACTAGTTGTAAGTAAGTCATTTTTAAAATTTCCTTAAGTTTATTTTAGGAGCAAGCAATCCTTGTGTGTAGTTAACTTGAGTATCGTGCTTAAATAACTCCGAGCTAAACAGTTCCTCTACTTCGCTTTCTTTTTCTTCTCTTTCTTGTTTTCTTAGATTTAAAGAAGGTAATCTTAAACTAGGTAAATCTATGTCAGGCATTTCTGGCATTTCTATGTCAAGACCCTCGGTATCTAAACCTTCTAAATCTAAATCAAAATCAAACTCTGGTATTTCTACTCCTGATAAATCTAAGTCTACAGCAGGTAAGTCTAAATCTACATTTAAGTCAGGCATGTCTGGCAAGTTTAAATCTACATCAGGCAAGTCTATATCTGGCAGATTGATGTCTGGAATATCTACGTCAGGTAAATCAATATCAGGTAAGTCTAAATCAAAGTCAGGTACATCAATATCTAAATCAAAGTCAGGTACATCAATATCTAAATCAAAGTCAGGTAAATCAGGTAAGTCTATGTCTGGTAAATCAATATCTAAACCAAAGTCAGGTAGGTTTAAATCAAACTTAGATTCAAATTCTTCAAAAGTATAACCTACTTCTTCTTTTATATTTTTCCATACAATGCTTTGAACCGCATCTGTTGCCGATTCTGTTCCT